GAGACTTTTGAGCCTGTCAAGCACAACTTCTCTAGAGATTTTATAATCTCTAGAGAACCTCTTGTCAAATTCCGTAGGAATTCAAGGCGCGTATGAAAAAAATATTGAAAATATTTTCGTAGGTATGGGTGAGTGTGTGGAAAACTTCAAAGTCTCTAGAGACTTTGGGGGTACGCAGGAGACCACCACCCCCCCTCCCTATATATATACAATCTTATACATTTTCAGGAGATTTCAGATGTCAACCTGTTAGCCCCACAGGTCTCTAAAGCCCCACAAATCGCGACAGGTCTCTAAAGTGTGCAGACATAAAAAAAGGGCTTTATAGCCCTTATATCATTAATCCATGTATGCCTGTATTATAGGTGTGACCCTCGGGGGGTTATAATGTTATTATACAGGTATATGAGCATTTTGTCAAGAAAAAAATAAATTATTTTAAAAAGATAAAAAAAGACTTGACAAAACTCCCATATACCCTTATACTATATAAACTATGACAAACAAAAAAGAATTGACAACTAAACAACAAATGTTCTTGGAGAATCTTATCTCCTGTAACGGCAATGCTCGTCAAGCTGCAGAGCTTGCAGGTTATGCTGACGGCTCATATACAGCAGTTGTTAAAGCCCTTAAATCTGAGATCTTAGACTTAGCTCAAGGCATACTAGCTTCTAGCGCCCCTCAAGCGGCTCTGAGGCTCGTAAACATCATGAATAGTGATGAGCCTATACCACAAGCTAACATTCGGCTACAGGCCGCACAGACGCTCCTAGACCGTGTAGGCATTTCTAAGACTGATAAGCTTGATATAACTGTAGAATCTAATAATGGAATATTCATACTTCCAGCTAAAAATAAAACAATAATAGAAGATGCTGAGTACGAAGAAATTGAAAACTAGAAGATCATCAAGTACAATCCCGTTTGGATACTGTTTAGATCCAGAAGACAATGGTCTATTACAACCCATTGAACACGAACTAGAGGCTTTAGAAACTATATTGCCTATGATTAATTCTCGTTCTCTTTCTCTTCGTGAAGGAGCTTTGTGGTTAAGCCATAAGACTGGTCGAGCTATATCACACGAAGGATTACGTAAGATCTCACAGGCTACAGATGACCGACACAATCAATGAACAGCCAGATTGGGAAATTAATCCAGACAATTACTTAAAAGATGATAACGGAGATTTCATCTTAAAAGTTGACGGAACCCCCAAGAAAAAACCGGGTCGTCCACAAGGATCAAAAGGCAGAGGCTACAACTTTCATTCAAAGACAAAAGCTAAACAAAGAACAGAAAAAAAATTAAGAGACAAAAGAAAAAAGATAGCGTTAGCTCGAACAAAGATAGCTAACTACAAAAAAGAAATAGAACAAACAAAAGAAACTCTAAGTGTTTTAGACGGTAAAAAAAGATTAGTTACTGATGAGTTTCTAGATGATTTAAGCCCAACAGCCAAAGAAGAAATAACACAAGATATTATATTTAAAGCCAATGAAGGCCCACAAGAAGATTTCTTGGCTGCTGGTGAAACAGACGTTCTTTATGGTGGTTCTGCGGGTGGTGGCAAATCTTATGCGATGATTGTTGACCCGCTGCGCTTTGCGCACAGGCCCGCACACAGAGCTTTAATACTTCGAAGGTCTATGCCAGAACTTCGAGAACTAATAGACAAAAGCCGAGAGTTATACCCCAAAGCTTTCCCCGGTTGTAAATACCGTGAAGTCGAAAAGCTTTGGAACTTTCCAAGCGGAGCAAAAGTAGAGTTTGGATTTCTTGAACGCGATGCAGACGTTTATCGTTATCAGGGCCAAGCGTATAGCTGGATAGGTTTCGACGAGATTACGCATTTGCCCACAGAATTCTCTTGGAATTACTTGGCTTCGAGACTTAGAACCACCGACCCAGAAATAACGCCCTATATGCGTTGTACAGCGAACCCCGGCGGTGTAGGCGCACATTGGGTTAAGAAGAGATACATCTCGCCCTCAGAGCCTAATGAGTCGTTTCTAGGGGCTGATGGCATAACAAGAAAGTTTATACCAGCTAGACTTCAAGACAATCCTTATCTAGCCTACGATGGCAGATATGAACAGATGTTAAAATCTTTACCGCCTTCTCAAAGAAAGCAACTGCTTGAAGGCGATTGGGATGTAGCAGAAGGCGCAGCATTCACAGAATTCGAAAGAGCGTTGCATGTTATCGAGCCTTTTGAAATCCCAATCCACTGGGAAAGAATAAAAGGAATCGACTACGGTTATGCCTCTGAGTCTTGTTGTGTTTGGGGTGCAGTAGACCCAAGTGACGGAACTCTGATAATCTATCGAGAACTCTATCGCAAAGGTCTATTAGGAACCGAACTAGCTCAGATCTTAACAGAAATGGAAATAAATGATCCAATGTCTGTTAGAGGCGTATTAGATACAGCATGTTGGAGTAGAACCGGAACAACCGGACCAACAATCGGCGAAACACTTGTACGTGCTGGACATAAGCTTCGACCAGCAGATAAGAATCGTATCGCTGGTAAAATACAAATCCATGAATACTTGAAGCTCCAGAACAGCGGGAGACCTCGAATTCAAATATTTAATACTTGCCCGAACTTGATTCGCGAGCTTCAAAGTATTCCTCTGGATAAAAACAATCCTGAAGATGTAGATACACACGCTTCAGACCACGCATACGATGCACTAAGATACTTAGTCATGGCACGACCAAGAGTCAACGACCCACTAAGTCAATTAAGATCTTTGCATCGTGAACAGATCTACAAGCCTGTAGATTCAACGTTTGGATATTAATAGTATATGAACGAAAAGCCCGGAATCTTAGAAACTGCAAACAACCTTTATTTCGAAGAAGTCGAAAATGAAGATGGTATGCAGTTAAACCTCGAAGAACAGCTACGAACTAATCTTGCTGGAATCATCGAATCTCGTTTTGTAGATTCTGAAATGGCCCGAGATGCTGATGAGAATCGTTGGATAACAGCCTATCATAACTTCCGAGGCGTATATCCAAAACACGTTCAGTTCCGCGAAAACGAAAAGAGCCGAGTCTTTATTAAGATTACTAAGACTAAGGTCTTGGCAGCCTACGGACAGTTAATTGATGTTATATTTGGAACCGGTAAGTTTCCGATTGGAGTTACTGAGACTTTAATTCCTGAAGGAATCTCAGAATATATCCACTTAAAAAATGAAGCAGCTCCCGGCATTGAAACAGCCGTTGCGCCAGAAGCTCAAGAACAAGAAGAAGAAGAAACAACCAATCCATTTGATGTAGGCTATAAGGGTGATGGAAAAGTCTTAGCCCCCGGAGCTACATACAGCAAAGGCAAGTTTATTGCAACTCTTGTTGAAGAAAATCCTGAGCGCTTTGAAGAAGGTGCTGTTTCTGAACCTACAACCCCTGAGTTTGCACCAGCCAAAGAAGCTGCCCGTCAGATGGAAAAGCTAATTCACGATCAAATTGATGAATCTAGTGGAAGCTCAGAACTAAGAAACGCACTATTTGAAGCCTCGTTGTTTGGGACAGGGATCATCAAAGGCCCATTCAATTTCAATAAGACTTTGCATCGCTGGACCAAAGATGAAGAAAGTGGCGAGCGTTCTTACGATCCTCTTTTTGTTCGTGTACCACGCATTGAGTTTGTAAGCATTTGGGATTTCTTTCCAGACCCCAACGCAACTAGCATCGAAGAATGTGAGTATGTTGTACACCGACACAAGATGAACAAGAGCCAGTTGCGGGCTTTGGGCAAAATGCCTTATTTCAACAAAGATGAGATTCGAACTTGTTTGATGCTAGGCCCAAATTACGTTGAAAAAGATTACGAGTTTGAACTAAAAGACGATCAGCGAATGTCTGATCTAGGCTCTAGCAAGTTTGAAGTTCTAGAGTATTGGGGCGTAATGGATGCAGAATATGCCCGTGAAGTAGGAATGGATCTTCCTGAAGATGTAGATGATCTTGATGAGGTTCAAATAAATGCTTGGGTTTGTAACGGTCGAGTTCTTCGGTCGGTTGTAAATCCGTTTACGCCTGCACGAATCCCATATCAGGCATTCCCGTACGAAAAGAATCCTTATAGCTTTTTTGGTATTGGTATTGCCGAGAACATGAACGATTCTCAACAGATCATGAACGGCCACGCACGTATGGCTATTGATAACCTTGCACTAAGTGGCTCATTAGTTTTTGACGTTGATGAGTCTATGCTGGCTGGCGGTCAAAGCATGGAAATCTACCCCGGAAAGATATTCCGCCGACAGTCTGGTATGCCGGGTCAAGCAATACACGGACTTAAATTCCCGAACACATCTCAAGAAAACTTAATGATGTTCGACAAGTTCCGGCAGTTAGCTGACGAACAAACAGGTATCCCAAGTTACTCACACGGAATGACAGGTGTTCAAAGCATGACAAGAACTGCATCAGGCATGAGCATGTTGTTGGGTGCAGCATCATTAAACATTAAGACCGTAGTTAAGAACATTGATGATTTTCTTCTTAAGCCTTTAGGCCAAGCATACTTTCAATGGAACATGCAGTTCTTCGAAGGCAAGCTAGGAACTACAGGTGATCTAGAAATTAAAGCTATGGGTACAAACAGCCTAATGCAAAAAGAAGTACGTAGTCAGCGATTGACAATGTTCTTACAGACTGCTCAGAACCCAGCGATTGCACCGTTCGTCAAGATGAGCAAACTAATTTCAGAGCTTGCATATAGTCTAGACCTTGATCCAGAAGAGATTCTTAACGACCCAGAAGAAGCAGCCATAGCTGCCCAGATTATAGGAATGCAAAACAATGTTGGACAAGAACTTAGCCCAGAAGCTATCGCCGCTGGTCAACAACCCGGAGCTATGGGAGGCGCTCAAGGCGCACCTCAACAGCCTCAAGACCTTGGAGTTACAGGCACTGGTGGCGGCAACATCGGAACTGGAAGTGTTCCGCAGGCAGGGGAGAGTGAATTCTCTGGACAACCTTCTTAAACTAAAAGATACAGTTAACGAATCAAGGAACTAAAATCATGAAATCAACTGGCGATCCAATGAGAGACGACATCGAATCTTACAAAAGTCTTTCAAGACAAAGAGACTTATCTTTAAGTAAAGCTGAAGATGAAAAAGCTAGACAGCGAATTAATCAAAGATTTGATGATTATACCAAAGGATTTGATGGTTCAGTTATCATGAAAGCTCTTCAAGAGATGGATGCAGAACAAGAAAAAGAACAGACTAGGATGCCTAAAGCAGAAGGCGGAAGTCTTTTTATTCCACCTGAAATGGAAATGAGTGAAGATATTCCTGTCGATACATACCCTAACATTCCTGAAGACGAAATGGACGAGGTAATGGCATCTCAAAAGCCTGATGATGTTGTTGAAGAAGATTACGTTTCATATGTTATGTCTGAAGTTCTTTCTGAAGAAGAAGTAGACTATGTAAATTCTAAACTAGAATCTGATGACCAACTAAGTCAGATTTTTGATAAACTAATTCTTTCTGCGTCTGAATTTAAAGGCGAAGGAGAAGTTGAAGGGCCGGGCGATGGAACATCTGATGATATCCCCGCTCGTCTTTCAGATGGTGAGTTTGTTATCACCGCAAAAGCAACCGAACAAATAGGCGCTGAAAATCTCCAAAAAATGATGGACGATGCAGAACGTGCTTATGACGGCGGCTTAATGAAGAAAGCTCAAGGAGGTTTGATGTTTAATCCTATGTCTGCAATTGAAGACCCCGGAACATTGGGTGGAGCGATATCAACAACTCCTTCAGCTCAAACAGCGCTAGACGTTCAGCGACAAATGTTGCGAGCTAATCGAATGCCTAGTCTAATCGGCGGTTAAGCTACTCAGAATTTCTGACCCTTAACCATATTATATTTTACCTTGAGGCCACCTTGTTAGTATCAAGACCCTATAGTACAGCGCAGTACGTATAGCCACCTTGAAAGATACAAGCCCCATAAAGGAGTGAGCATGACAAACCTACAAGAACAAGAACAAGATTTTGAACCTACAGCAAATCCGTATAATGCTAGAAAAGAGTGGCACACTGCTGACGCTCCGCATCAAGCTACTGCAGACTCGCTGTTTTTTGAAGAAGACAATTCTTCTAAGGCTACCCGAAAAACTTCGGCCCCGAAAAAACAAGAAAAAGAAACTTCAAACACATCTAATTATAAAAAGCGTTACGACGATCTAAAGCGTCATTATGATGAGAAAATCTCTGAGTTTAAACAACGTGAACAAGAACTTTTAGCTGAGGCTAGGGCTGCACAACCTGAATACACGCCGCCTAAATCTCCAGAAGAGCTTGAGCGTTTTAGAACTGAGTATCCAGATCTCTACGAAACTGTGGAATCTGTAGCGCATCTTCGCTCTCAAGAGCAAGTTAATCAGCTTCAAGAAAAGCTTCGAGCAATTGAAGAAAGAGAAGCCATGATATCTCGCAAAGAGGCCGAAAACAAGTTGCGTGAAAGACATCCAGACTTTGAAGATATCCGAGGAGACGATTCGTTTCATCAGTGGGCTAAGACTCAACCCGAAGAAATTCAGCGTTGGATCTATAATAACCCAGACAATGTTTCTTTAGCAAGTCGAGCAATTGATTTTTATAAGATGGAAAAAGGTTTAAAGATTAATGACGGTTCTAGTAAGTCTAAGTCGCGCACACAACCTTCCAAACAAAATGCTGCAGATTTCGTTTCTACGAAAACTACATCGGTAGATGCTCGGCAGCCTCGCGTTTGGACACAACGGGAAATAGCTGCACTGTCCATTGACGACTTTGACAAATACGAACAAGAAATTGATTTGGCAATTCGTGAAGGCAGAGTAGTTAACTAAAATCTTTTAATTACTTTTGGAGTAAATACTCATGGCTTATAACGTTTCTGACCAATACTTTGAACCCGCAACTGATACTGATGCTAACTTTGCAAACTCGGTTTCTGGACAAACTAACTCGTTTTTCCTTCCTGCCGTTTATAGCAAGAAAGTTCTCAACTTTTTCCGAAAAGCATCAGTAGCAGAAGCAATTACCAATACTGATTATGCTGGAGATATCTCAGCCTTCGGTGATAGCGTTCGCATCATCAAAGAGCCTACAATCTCTGTTTATCAGTACGAGCGTGGTGCAGATGTAACTCAAACTAAGTTGACTGACCAAGAAGTTTCTTTGGTTGTTGATACTGCGAATGCTTTCAAATTCATCGTAGATGATATCGAAACTTCAATGTCTCACGTTAACTTTAAAGAAGTTGCGTCTAGCTCTGCAGCATATGCGCTTCGTGATGCTTTTGACGCTGGCGTTATTGCTAAAATGCAAGCAGGTCTTGCGGCTTCTGCTCCCGACCACACTCTTGGCGCAGACAGCGCTACAGCTCTAACGGCTGGTGTGTATGACGGCGCTGGCGCTATCGACCTTGGCATCGGCGAAACTGATCCGCTAGATGTTCTTGCTCGCATGGCTCGATTGCTTGATGCCCAGAACGTACCTGAAGAAGGTCGTTGGGTTGTAGCTTCTCCAGACTTCTATGAGCAGCTTTCTCAAAGCTCTTCTAAGCTTCTGTCTGTTGACTACAACGCTGGTCAAGGTTCAATCCGTAACGGTCTCGTAAGCTCTGGTAAGCTACGTGGATTTAGCATGTACAAGTCTAACAACTTGCCTGCTACTTCTAACGCTACTGGCTT